TATCTTCATCGGCGTTGACATAGGGGAGAATATTGGCGCAATGGGGGACGGTGTGTTAAGATATGGCGACGCCGTTTATTTAGGGACTGCTAAAACAAACAGGGCAGTGCCTTCAATGTGGCGTATTGGAGACGATATAGCCCAAAGGCCGACGAACGCGGCGGATTATTTCGAAACAGAGGGAGAGCAGGCGAGAAAGAGATTCTGGCATGAGTTTGGCCATCATGTGCAACAGCAGTATGGCGTAACGAACGCGGCAGAGTATGTTTCCCCGGTGTTGGAAAAGAAGCCGCTGGCTACTCTTGGAAATATAAAGATGAAAGAATTGGCCCCTTCGGATTATGCATGTATAAACGTTAGGGAGTGGTTCGCGGAGAACTTTTCACTTTATGCGATGGGGAGAAAGGATCTGCTATCGAAGGAATTTTTGAACATGATGGAGGGGATACTTAAATGATGAAACCGGAACCGGATATGTCTCGGCAATGCCTGAATTGCAAGCATTTATTCAAGGGAGGAAAATGGGGCATCGCGTGCGACGCTTTCCCCGAGGAAATACCGGACGATATTTTAGATGGCGGCGAATTTGACCACACGAAACCTTTCCCCGGTGACAACGGGATCAGATTTGAGGAAAGGGAAGATCAATAAAAAAATTCATAAAACTTCTTGACTTGATAATTTTTCGCTATACAATATAGCCAACTGCCGATTATGTCGGCGCTTACCGGGGTGATGCCCCACAAAAGGAGAGCTCATGGCTTTCGATGCAAATGATCCAGACGTAAAAGCGGCAATAGCGAAGGCGGTTGAAACCGGGATCGCCGAAGAGCGTGATCGGCTTACGGCAAAGAATGCGGAACTGCTGGCCAAGCTCAAAAAGGCGACGAAGGACGCCCAGATCGACCCGGCAGAGCATCAGGCACTCCAGGCCGAACGGGACGCACTGGAAGCGAAGCTGACCGAGGCCCAGAAGATCGCCAAGACCGCCACCACAGAAGCCGAGAAGATCAAGAAGGCGTATGAAACCGAATCCAGAGTAGCGCACAACCTTCTTGTCGAAAACGGTCTCTCCTCTGCCCTGCTTGAAGCAGGCGTGAAAAACCCCGCCTATCAGAAGGCGGCAAAGGCCATGCTCGCGGGGCAGGTCGTCTTGACGGCAGACGGCGAGAATCGGGTGGCCAAGGTGGGCGATAAACCGCTGGCCGAGTTTGTTAAAACATGGGCCACATCCGACGAGGGAAAGTCGTTCGTTGACGCTCCCGCCAATGGCGGGGGCGGTGCGAGCGGCGGAGGAAACGGCGCAGACGGAGCAAAGACGATGGCCATGCCAGCCTTTGAAGCCCTTGCAGACGCCAAGAAGATGGAGTTTATCAAGACAGGCGGCACCATAAGCGCGTAACAGCTCACTTTAGGAAATTGGCTGCATCCCAATGGGAAGCAGCACGAGACGGCAATGCCGGACTTAATGAGTCAAATCATTTCGTTCGGCATTTTTTATTGGCGAAACATTCAAACAAAAAAGGAGAAATATCATGGCAAGCTCAGCAAACGTACTCGAGAATCTAATCCCGTCGCTCTACATGGCCCTCGACACCGTGTCCAGGGAGCTGGTTGGCTTCATCCCGGCAGTCGCCAGAGATTCACGCGCGGCCCGCGCCGCTATCGGACAGACGATCTTCTTCCCGGTTGCCCCCGCAGCCACGGCATTCACCATTGCCCCGGATCGCTACCGGACCGACACCGGCAACCAGACCATCGGGAACAACTCCTTGGCCATCACCGAATCCCGCGCGTGCCCGATCCGTTGGCAGGGTGAGGAATCCATGCAGATGAACAGCCCCGGCGGCGTCGGCGTCGCAGCCCTGAAGGTTGACCAGTATGCCCAGGCCATGCGAACCCTCGTAAACGAGATCGAGGCAGACCTCGCGGGCCTGTATGTCAACGCATCCCGTGGCGTCATCCCGAACGACACCAGCCTGTTCAAAACGAACCTGGCCGACGCGGCGAACGTGCGGAAAGTGCTTGCTGACAATGGCGCTCCGATGTCCGACCTTCAGTTGGTTGTGGACACCGGCACCGGCGCCGCTCTCCGCACCCTGACCAACCTCAACAGCGTAGCCGACAGCGGCAACGACTCCATGCTGCGCCAGGGCGTCCTCTTGAACATCCACGGGATGGCAATCAGGGAATCCGCCCAGGTCATCACCCCGGCAGTCGGTACGGAAGCGGATGGCACGACCTCAACCGACAATAAGGCAATCGGGGACACCACCATTGCGCTGGCTAATGCCGGAACCGGAACCGTGGTTGTTGGCGATATGGTAACGATTGCCAACACGGGCGACACAACGACGCAATATGTAAGCAATACGCTTATTACTCCGAACGTCGCAAGCGGGACACTCTCCATCAACAAACCGGGACTTATCAAGGCGATTACCGCTGACACACTGGCGATTGCAGTTTACAAGTCCAGCCCTCGTTGTCTGGCCTTTGACAGGAACGCGATCCTTCTGGCTACCCGGAATCCGGCCCTGCCCGAAGGCGGAGATTCGGCAAGCGAGCGTACCACGATTACCGACCCCCGCAGCGGCCTCTCCTTCGACGTTGCCGTATACAAGGAATACCACCAGACGGCAGTGGAGATCTCCATCGCCTGGGGTGTGAAGGCGCTGAAGTCGGAGCACATTGCGATCCTCGCTGGCTAACCATAAACAGGGGGCTTGAAACACAGCCCCCTTTCCTTAAGGAGAAGCCATGCAAGAGCGTGAACTCATAAAGATAGCCAGCGACAATCCCGCCCATCCTCACGGGTATTTCATCCAATTCAAAGACCGGATGAAGCCGGGGGATATCGAGTATCAGGAAGGCGCAGCCCCCGATCCTGTCAAACCACCCACAAAGAAGGTGAGAAAATGAGCGTAATATATCCGAACAATAAAGAGACTCTATTCCTCCCTGCCGGGCAGATCCTGACGCTCGCTAACCCCTCCGGCTCGGCAGGATTAGCGGTCCGCCTCAGCCGCGTGCCCGGTGGGGGGGACTCTCAATCTGTCACCGCCCTTGCCGGGAGTGACGTAACCTTTGGCCCCTATTGTTCATTACCAGAAAGGGCAGCAGGGCAGCACGAATGAATCCAGTTTATAAGCGAGGGTGGTATGTCAATTATCGTTGAGGATGGAACAGGGAAATCGACGGCGGAAACATACATTTCAGTCACAGACGCAGATGCCTATTTTCTGGCCCGGGGGGTTACAGCATGGGCGGCCCTCCTGACCGCTGCAAAAGAGGCTGCGCTGCGGAAGGCTGCCGACTTCATGACGCAGGCGTTTACCTCTCGCTGGCAGGGCTTACGTGCCTATCCCCTGACGCAGGCGCTGGATTGGCCAAGGCAGGGCGTGGTTGTGGACAACGTGACCGTCCTGATTACCGTCGTGCCGTCCGTCATTCAGCGGGCCTGCGCCGAACTCGCTCTCAAGGCATCATCCGGCGCCCTATCCGAGGATCTGACGCAGGGCGTGACCTCTGAAACCGTTGGTGCAATTTCGGTCACTTACGACAAGACAAGCAACCGCAAGACAAAATACACTGCCGTTGAGGCGATGCTGGCCCCTTACCTGAAATCAGGCGGTGGATGTTCAATGGGACTGGTAAGAAGCTGATGGACTTTTACCCCCGCATGCAGGCGATGGCGAACAAACTCCTTCGTGGCAAGGGGCAGACGGTGACGCTTACCCGGCAAACGGCAGGGACTTACAATCCCGCCACCGGCCAGGCGACCATCACCACCACCACCCAGACAGGTGTAGGCGCGATCTTCGACTATGCAGACAAGAACATCGACGGAGCGCTGATTGTGAGCGGAGACAAGCAGCTCCTCCTGTCGGCGCTAAACTCTGTCGGGACAGCCTTGACGCCCCCGGCGGTCAACGACACGGTGACAGCAGGCGGAGTGGTCAGAACGATAACACGGATCAAGACGCTATCGCCTGCCGGGATAACGATAATATTTGATTGCAATCTGCGGGGGGTGGCATGAGCTTTTCGCTCGACATAGCGGCATTCGCGAAGAAAGCAGGCGGGAACGCTGACCAAGTTGTGCGGAAGGTCGTGATTGATCTTGGGTCAAGTATCATCATGCGAACTCCTGTAGGCAACCCGTCTCTCTGGAAATCGAAGCCACCCAAAGGGTATGCGGGTGGGCATGCAAGGGCAAACTGGTCACATTCTGTCGGCGCATTGGATGTCAAAGAGATCCCCGGAATCGACCCGTCAGGAAGCACGGCCATTGGCAGGATAACGGCAAGCGTTCCAGCGCAGGCAGGCGGCAAGGTTCACTTTATCCAGAACTCGCTCCCCTATATTCAGGTTCTTGAGGATGGGCGAACAGACCACAGCGGGAGCCTGCAAGCGCCAAACGGAATGGTGGGATTGGCATTGGTTGAGTTTCGGTCTTTCGTCAACCAGGCAGTGGCGGGGGTGAACAGATGAGCATCGTCAGCGTGAGGGCAGCCCTTGAAACAAAGTTAGCAGCCATTACCCCGGCATTGGCAACAGCCTATGAGAACGCACCCTATACCCCGGTTGCCGGGACTCCGTATCAGGCCGCGTATTTGCTCACGGCAACCCCAGAGAACCCGACGATGGGCGACGGCTATTATAGAGAACAAGGCATCTTTCAGATTTCGCTTTTCTATCCGCTCCAGGCCGGTTCAGGCACGGCGGCGGCAAGGGCGATATTGATACAGGCGGCGTTCAAGCGGGGCACTTCGATGACAAGCGGATCGGTGACGGTAAAGATTACACGCACGCCCGAGATCTCACAGGGGCGCGTGGATGGAGATAGATGGCACGTGCCTGTCAAGATCGTTTGGCACGCTAACATAAACGCTTAAATAAAAAGGAGAATAATCATGTCGGTAGCATCTGGAATCGAGAAGAAACTTGTTTTGGCCCCGCAAGCAACGAAGGGAACCATTGCAACGGCAGCAGTGGCAACAGCGCAGTATCTACGGCGCGTAACCTCAAACATGAATCTCACGAAAGAAACGTATCAGTCAAACGAAATGAACAGCAACCGGCAGGTCTCTGACTTCCGGCATGGCGTCCGTTCGATTGACGGCACGATCTCTGGTGAGTTGTCCCCCGGCACCTACGGCCTGCTCCAGGCTGCCATTCTCCGCAAGGCATGGGCCACGGGTGTGAACTCAGGTGCTCATGCGGATGTCACGGCAGCGGCGACAACCGGGGCAGCGGGAACTTTCACAACGGTAGCGGGAACCTGGCTCACGGACGGTTTCAAGGTTGGTGATGTGGTGCGGTTCACAGGATGGGCGGGAGTGCTCACGAACAACGACCACAACTTCCTGATTACAGCCGTAACCGAAACGGTGATGACGGTAGTGGGCCTTGATGGTGTCCCGCCTACTGCCGAGGCAGCGACAGACTCCGTAACGGCTACCGTGGTCGGCAAGAAAGTCTGGGTTCCCGAGACGGCGCACACCGAAGATTGGTTCTCGATTGAGCACGCCTATACCGACGTGGATCTCTCCGAGGTCTTCTGGGATTGCAAAGTCAACACCGCGTCCTTCAAACTCCCCGCATCCGGTATGGCCACCACCGATTACGGAATCATGGGCCTGAACGTGACGAACTTTGCTGCGGGCAACGCACCCTATTTCAGCGCAGTCCTTGCGGCGGATACTCATGGCGTCCTGGCCTCGGTAGACGGCGTCCTGTGCGTCAACGGTGTCCAGGTGGCATTGCTTACCGGCCTTGACTTCGATATCGCGGCAGGGCTTACCTCCGAGGGCGTAGTGGGCAGCAATACCAAGCCGGACATCTTCGACGGCA